GTGGTAATACGTTATGAAAATGACCATTGTCTGTTACTGCGGAAGATGCACTATGTACGTGAGCTACAGTAATAGCATCTGCACTACCACCTGTTTCGTTAAGAGTATTAAATGCTGAATCACTACCGTCTATACCTACCATAACACGACCTGTTCCATAAGTTGCCCATGTACCAAATCCTAGCAATGTGCCGGGGTTAGTGGCTACAGCTGCTTGTGTGTATATACTACCCACTGGGTACAACGCTAGTTTAGCAGCAGCAATGGCTGTAGCTATAGCAGTTGTTACGTAAGCTGTAGTAGATAACTGTGTTGTGTTAACGGAAGCACTTGCTGTTGGGGCTGTGGGTACGCCTGTTAGTGCAGTGTTGTTTATGTTAGCTTTAGTATTAACTGCTACTTGTATGGCATCAAACTCATCATCAATCTCTGTGCCTTTAACAATTTTGTTAGCGTTACCTGTGCTTAATGAATCCTTTGCTGCAAAATCTGTTGTCTTTGAATAATTACTCATTATATAATCCTACCCTGTTTAGTGTAAATGTCTAATTTTTGAACGCTTAGTTGTGCGCCATCTATGTTTGTTTCAATTCCTATTTGTACGATAGAGCCAGAACCTGCTATTGACTGGTCAATTCTATCTAATGATACTCCTAAGTTATACTCAGCTACTACAGTTGCATTAGCCCCATAGTCAGCAATACCGTATTCTGATACTGTTGTTTCCTTTAAAGTAAAAGGAAAACTAAGGTATGATGTTGTATAGTCAAAACCAACTTTAAAATTAAAAGGTTGTCCAGTACTACCGATAGCTGTAACTGCTGCCCTCTTAAGTATTTTACTAATATTAGGTTTCTCTAAATCAAAATGGTTAGTAAAATAAGACATGGTATAGCTTTCGTTGTTATCATTATAACCTGAATATTCAGCTATCCCATTTACTTGTGTAAGGTACATAGCTTTATCCGTTGCATCATATATAAAGTCAGTGTGAGTTTGGTTGTTCCAAGTTGTTACTCTTAATGAAGCATCTTCTAATTGTTGTCTTGTATCAAATACAAAAACAGTTTTTGCTTCAGGTAAACTAATTATATATACAGCTTCCTCTGGGAAGTAACATGACTTTATAAGGTGTGGGTTAGCTTCTCTGTTTACAATATCCATAAACGTATCACGTACATTTTTAGATAAATCATTTAATGGTTGTGACTTTTCTTGTACTGTTCTACCTAAAGAACGTAGCCCTGTAGATGATAGGAAAAGTATGTCAGTACCTAAGTTTTGTATACTATCTCTAGCAATACAGCCTACCCCTGAAATAACCTCAACTAAAGTTAAAGAAGTTGTGCTAATACTGGAAGCAAAGTTATCTCCATCCGTATATAGAATAATATGATTTTTACAAAATATAATTAAATGACCATTCATTTCACCTAAGCCAGTAATTACGTCTTGTCCTTTGGGCAGTACTCCAGATATATTTAAAGAGCCAGAAGAACCTCCACTCCATTTTGCACCATTTAATAAGTCAGTAAAATAGACTGTAGTTTTATTCGTTGTAGTATCAGCAGCCCATAGACGACCAAACGCTGACATAACTATATCAGCAGCTGGTGTTGTACCTGCGTGGTCTGCATGTTGGTCAATACTTTTAAAAGCTAAAGAACCACTTTCATTAGTGTAGTATAAAGGTTTAAACCCACGTTGGAAGAAGTATGCCCTATCGTTAAGAGTAGCAGACGACCAATTACCAGCGTTAATAGTATCTGTAGTAGTAGGTGTTCTTTCCGTTAAGGTAGCTTTACCTGAATAAAACTTACTTGCACTCCAAGAAACTTGTGTGTTAACTCCTGCTATGTCTAAGAAGGGGTGCATACCTAATAGGTTAGTACTAGAGCCACCTGAACTAGTACGGTATAACCAACCCTTACGAGCGCCTAGTCTACCAAACTGGTCTATGACACAGTTGTTTGCCTCAAGAGCAAACTGAGGATTATTAGCTACACTGGACTCTTGGGTATTTAAACCTAAGAAGGCAGGGGCTACGAGTGATGCTGTTAGTATAGGTTTACTCATTAATTAATAATCTAGCTTTCATACCAGATTGTCTCCTCTGTATGTTTAGTAGCATCTAAAGAAATAGCATCTTGTAAAGCATTGTTTGCTCTAGCATATGCACTTGTTGGACTAATACCACCGTCTTCACCACGCTCTTCTACAGCTAGTGCGTAAGCTAACAGCTCAATAGGTTTAGTAGGTATGCTAAACGTAGTAGCATTATCTGTTAATTCAGCACTACGAAGTATTACATTAAAGTTAATAGTATAAACACCATCTGGTATTGGATATAAATCAACTTGAGTATCACCATCTGCGCTAATACCATTAAACGAATAGTAATAGGGAGAGCCTGTTGCAGGTACACTGTTTAAGAATAAGTTATTAAACTCGTGAGACCCTTTCTGTTTAAGGAATATATCATCTGTATCGTTAATAACATCTAATACAGTCATGTTGTTTTGTGAGCCGTTAAGCTCATAGTTAAATACGTTATTAGATGTAGATGCTACTAACGTAGTACGAAGACCTGACCAAGACCATGAGTTTTCTACATCTACTAGGGCATCATTAACGAGTACACCTATTAAATTAGAGTATGTAGTTTCACTTACAGAGGATACAGTACGTTCTCTTAATCGTTTTAAAATGTTATTTACTATTTGTAAGTATGTCATAATTTATTTATTTTACCATATTTTTAGTTAAAAGTCAAGTACTACCATTTTACTTTATTAGCCCAATAAGCTGCGCTCATTTTTCCTTTAGCTATATTTCTACCATGTCTAGCTTTAAATGATTTTCTTTTTGCTACCATCTTAGCTGACTCACCCTTCTTTGGTTTACCTGCTGTACTAGCCCCTTGCTCTCCAAACCTAATAGTTTTTACTTTACCATTTTCTTTAGCTACTACCACATGAGATTTCTTAGGGTGGCTGGGGGTGCGCTTAGGTTTATTATAACCGCTAACACCTGCATTTTTTAATCTACTATCTTTTTTAATCTCCGTCATATCTTAGTTATACCCCCAAAACCTGATAACCATACTATTAAACTTATAGATACAACACCCATAATCCACATTAGTTTTTTAGATACACTTTTACCTACTTCAGCATAAACTTTTTCTAATGCTCTATCAGCTGCCTTTTCTGCTATTCTATCTATGTCTGCTTCCGTCAAACAATTAGGTTCGTTACTCATTATCTATTCCACCTGTAGTAAATATTCTTTTGTGTGCGTATATCTTATTATCTATTTTAATTTTTACTTTGTTATTTTTAAAAAACCCAATCTGTATAGACCACACATCTTCTTCACATGTTATCTTGTGGTAAGTATCTTTACTTACATAATTAAACCACTTTCTTTTTTTAAAAATAATATTCCCATTATTGTTTATCTCTTCTATGTAAGTTCCTTTGAATATAAAAGAGGCAAAACTAAATGGGTGGCTATGGTATATAACACTCGCATCAGGCTTTGTATCAGGTATACATTCTACAGTAGCGTTAACTGGGTGTATCTTTGATACTAAAATTGTAAATGGTTTAGTCCAAAATCCCCACCTTGAGATGTAACGGATACCATTTATCCCAACAACATGAGTTGCACCAAAACCTATATGCAATTTCTTATAAATCTTTAATAAGAACTGTATCATATCCACCTTCTCCATTGCTTTTAGGAACTCTAACATATTCTTTAATGTCAGCTTTGTTTTGTGTTTGAGCTATACGATTACCAGAGTTATCAAGATTTGGAATAACAATCTCAGTATCATCTAAGTTAGTAAGCTCATCAGCGTAGTCTGCTGTGTACTCTGTATATATATTAGTACCTTCACCATAGACTTGATATCTTTCTAAGTGAGCAACTAATATTACTTCGGTTAATTGTTTAGCATTATTAAACTGGAACTTAAATATATCATCAGCATGTGCTAGTGTCTTTGTCTTACTTATAGGCATAACAATGTCTGCCTTTAATGATTCAGCCCAAGCCCATACGTCATCATTAGTACCACTTACATAGATAGCTTGTGTTGCTTGTAATTCAAAATCAGCGTTACACATATCAGTTATATAATCTATAGTTAGGTTACTAGGTACTGTAACAACAGGCATAACTGCTCCTGCTTTATAAACTATTTCCATAGTCTTTGTTGATGTATCTAAGTCATAGAAGTATTTAATGAAGTCATGGTTTAGTAGTAGACTGTTTTGAATCTTACTACTGTCTTTATAATCTGATGCACAGCTACAGTTATGAACGCTGTATTTATTTGCGCCCATCTTCACACCCCATACTTGCATTTCAAATGGGTAAGTCTCATCAGGAAACTTAGCTAAGATTTCATTCTTAACTTTTACTGTTTCTGCATCTTCAATACCACCCCAATAAGTACGGTGTATAACTGTTTTGTTTTGAATCCATGCTCTATATAAAATCATGATATTGCTCCGTTTCTAGTTCCGTTAGCAATCCAAGTTATTGCATTACCGTTTAAGTTTACAGCTTTTCCTGCTGCGCCACCAGCTCCAACCGCAGCTCGGTTGGGAAAATTAGTATCAGATGAGTTACCTGCTGCACCTGCTGCACCT